GCCGATCGCGTTCGCGCGGCGTTCGAGCAGGCCCCGACAGAAGGGCTGAGCTATGCGGGGCTGTACGAGAAGTTGGCAGCTGATGGCATGGACACGGACAAAGCGAAGGACGGGATCAACAGCACGCTGCGCTACCTGGTCGCGCGGGGCTACCTGCTTAGGACTGGCGAGCGTGAAGACGCGAGGTTCCGCAGGAGTGGCGCGGCGATGACTCGGCCCCGGCTGACCGAATCGCAGAGGGCAGAGCGCACCAAGGCGAAGAACCGCCGTCGCGTGGAGAGGGCAAGGGCTGCGCGCGGTGCGACGGTCGGGCTGCGGGCCGCAATGATCCCCAAGCCTGTCCGTGCGGCTCCAGTGGCCACGCCGGTTTTCGAGACGTTCGAGCAGTGGCAGGCGAGGGGCGGGAAAGTGGAGCGGCTGACTGCAGCCTGGGACCGGCCGGGATAGAGGGGCTGGCGTCGCGATCGGTGCGACGCACTGGGAAGAAGCTGGACGGATGGACCTGACCCGCTACGACGACAAGGCGCTGGCGCTGCTGAGCAGCATCCAGCAAGACATAGCCGCGATGCGATGGACGAGGGCGTGGACCGCCCCAGCCGTACGCCACAAGGCAGAGCAGGCACTGCGCCGGGCACGCGCGCTGCGCCGTGAAATCAATCGACGAGAGCACAAGGGGAAAGGCCATGGGGAATGTACGTGAGCTGCTGTCCAGCCGGATGGGGCCAACAACCGTGAAATTCGACACCGGCCGTGGCGGCACGCCGGACCTGACCACGCAGGATATTGCCGCGGCGCTGGGAATGGTGCCCGGCGGCCTCGGTCGTGAGCTGCTGGAGGCCCTGTGGTGGCCAGAGAGTGCGGCGCGGCGCATCGACCATCTGCGGAAGGCCGTCATCGCGCTGGTGGCTCCGGAATACAACCGACACCAGCAGGTGCTGAGCTTGGCGCGTACGGAGTACGGCATCGCCAAAACCTGCATGGGCTGGGCGGGAAATGCGGTGACGGACATGCAGCGCCGAGAGTTCGCGCGCGCTGAGGCAAAGCTGGAGGCCACGCGCGCGCTGTGTTGGCCCATCAGCACCATGGAGCAGCTTGGCGGACTGGCGGTGGCGGTGATCGGTGAAATGGCCGCTGCCGGCTGCTGCAAGCGATGCGAGGGATTGCGCACACAGGCTGCACCGGAGGGCACCGGCGTCGTGGAGTGCGAAGCATGCGACGGCAGTGGCCTGGAGCAACTGAGCGGCCGGAAGCGCGCAACAGCCATCGGGGCCGACTGCTCGGCATACAGCAGGTTCTGGCAGCCAGTCTACGAGTGGATGCTCATCCAGATGCGAGCCGCAGAGAACGAAGCTGCGCGGCAGTTCGGTCAGGCGCTTTCGCGCGCTGCATAGCGATGACTTGAAGGGTCATCGGAAACAGGGGCATTCTTGCCACTATCCAGACGCAAGCCCCGGCCACAGCCGGGGCTTTTTCTTTGCCCGCTTCCCAGACCGGATTAACCCTCGCGCCAAGCCGGCAGCGGGGCGGGCACCTATTGACCAAACCGGGAGGGGCGAAATGCCGAACCGGACAATCCACGGGGCAACCATGCGGGACGAAATCATCAGTACCGCGGCGAGTGCTGCGGCAAAGGTCACGCCGCCGGTTGCGGTCGCCGGTGCAGTCGCCGGCGGCGTCAACCTCGACCGCCTGGTCGTGATCCTGACCGTCGTTTACCTGGTCGGCCAGATCACCTATCTGGCGTGGCGCTGGGTTCGCGAGTGGCAGGCTGCCAAGGCGGCCAAAGCATGAGCCGGGCCGGCGGCGCATCAGGCCGGTCCCTTGTGGCGTTGCTGGTCCTGAGCGCTGCGGGCCTCGTAACGATCGTTTCCCGCGAGGGTTATACCGAGACGGCGGTCATACCCACCAAGAACGACCGGCCGACTGTCGGGTTTGGCTCGACCTTCCACCCGGACGGCACACCGGTGCGTCTCGGCGATCGAATCACTCCGGATCGTGCCCTGCACACCGCTCAGGCACACATCGCGGGGGAGGAAAAGCGATTCCGCGCCTCGCTTCCTGGCGTCCACCTCACACAGGGTGAGTACGACCTCTATTTGGACTTCACCTACCAGTACGGGACAGGCAACTGGCAGACATCGTCCATGCGGCGCCAGCTGCTGGTGGGCAACTACCGTGCCGCCTGTGACGCCTTGCTGCTGTGGAAGCGTGCCGGTGGCTACGACTGCTCGACCCTGATTAATGGCAAGCCGAACAAGGTGTGTTGGGGCGTGTGGGATCGGCAGCTGGAGCGGCATGCCAAGTGCGTTGCCGAGCTTGCCCCATGAGTCAGGCCTACTTGGTCATCGGCCTGCTGATCGCATGGGCCGTGTGCTGCGTGCTGTCGTTCGCTGCAGGGTGGTCTTGGCGCGGGGATCGCGCGGCTCTCAGTACCGCCACGGCCGAGGTGGCCGACGGACGGAAGGCCCTGGCTGGAGAGAAGGTGGCGCGCTCTGTCGATCGCGAGCAGGTAGCAGGCGTCCAGCAGGCGGGAGATGCCGCCGACGAGCGAGAGGAAAAGATCAATGCTGACTATCAAGAGCGCATCGCAGCTGCTGTTGCTGGCCGCGATGGTGAGCTTGGCCGGCTGCGCGGCCACTGGGCCAGTTGCGAAACCAGCCGCCTGGCCGACGGTGCCGCCGCTGCCGCAGCGGCTGCAGAACAAGACCGACTACGCAGGCTCGGTGCGGCAGGAATTGTACGGGCCTGCGAGCTCGCCCAGTCCGAGCGAGACGAAACCGTAGACCGATACCGGGCCGTCGAGGCGGCCATCAACGGCGCCAAGCGCCCCTGATCCTTGGAGATCACCATGTCCCGAACCATCAAAGTACTCGGCGTCACCCTGTGGCCGACTCCCTCCCAGCGGCTCGCACAGCGCCTGCGTGCCGTCGAGGTCGACGCTGAGGCATTGCGCGCCGAGCTGGCCGAGGTGAAGGCGCACAGCGAGAATGTGGATTCCGCCGCCGGCTCACAGATCACCTCGCTAAGCAGCCAGCTGGCCGCGGTCAACGGGGTTCTGATCGAAGTGCAGGGTCGCTTGCCTCCGCAGCCGAAGACCAAGAAGGCCAAGGCCCAGGTCCGCCGCCGCAGCCCGCGCTGATGTCTGGGCAGGGCAAGGCCATGCTGGCGCTTGGCCGGCTCAAGGTCGGCCAGATGAACAAGACCGAGGCGGCCTATGCGGAGCGGTTACGCCAGCTAGAGGCCGCCGGTGAGATCCAGTGGCACAAGTTCGAGGGCATCAAGCTGCGCCTGGCTGACGGCATGTTCTACACGCCTGACTTTGCGGTGCTAGCCGCTGATGGCGTGATGGAGCTGCACGAGGTCAAGGGCTTCTGGATGGACGATGCCAGGGTCAAGATCAAGATGGCTGCCGCCCTGTACCCGATGCGCTTCATTGCGGTCCGGGTGAAGCCCAAGCGGGACGGAGGCGGCTGGGCCGTCGAGGAGTTCTGATGGACGAGCGCATAGACCACCTGCTGTCGTTGGCCGAGCAGCAGCACGCCACTATCGTGGAGCAGGGGCGCCAGATCGCTCAGCAGGCTGAGCATATCGGTCTACTCACGCAGTCGGTCGTGCTGCTGCTGGGCGAAGAAGTGGGCGTGCCGGTGCCGGAGGGTGACGCCGCGGCAGAGCCGCAGCGCACCGACATGGACGGGAACCCGTACTGATGCCAACCAGGCCCGCCCAGCACCGGCCGGCCGGCTGGAAGCCCTACAAGGAAGACAAGCTACAAGCTAAGCGGCGGCAGGCCCGAAGGGCGCTGCCGACCAATTCGGCCGCATGGCGCAAGATCCGCGCGGCTCAACTGGCGCGGGAGCCGCTATGCCGACACTGCGCCGCGTTGGGCAGGGTAAAGGCGGCAACGGATGTAGACCACATTGACGGCGACGACGCCAACAACGATCCGGGCAACTACCAGTCCCTCTGCGGGCCCTGTCACAGCGCGAAGACCGCGCGCGAGAACGGCGGGTTCGGGCGGCCGGCGTGGAACCCCAACGGCCGTGACGCGTTCCACGGAGGAGGTCGCCAAGGGAGGGGGGAGGGTGAAAGTTGAGGCTGAACGCCTCGCGATACGCGCCCCCTCTTTTGGTCGCATTTCCACAGAATTTGAATTTCGAGGTTGGCCCCGATGGCGAGGCACAAGCAGCCGGCCGAGCTGGCCAAGCTCAAAGGGGCCGAGAAAAAGAACCCCCAGCGTTACAAGAAGGTTGCCCCGACCACGGGCAAGGCACTCGGCAAGCCGCCGGGGCACCTGCCCGATGACGTGGTCGATGTCTGGAAGGAACTGGACAAGTGCTCGCTGCCGGGGGTGTTGACCAGCGCTGACCGGTTCGTCATGGAGGTAGCCGCGTCGCTGCTAGCCGAGTTCCGCGCGAACCGCGCTGACTTCAAGGCGGCCAAGTACTCGCACCTGATCGGCTGCCTGGCGCGGCTCGGCCTCACGCCGGCGGATCGCCAGAAGCTCGGGACCGAGAAGCCCCGGGAGGGCAATCCATTCGACGAGTTCTGATGCATGACCCCGAGCGAATCTGCCAAGGCCTACGCACGCAGCGTGGTGGCCGGGAAGATTCCGGCCGGACGGTACATCATCCTTGCTTGTCAGCGGTTTCTGGATGACCTGAAGCGCACCGGCCCTGACTGGCCGTACAAGTACGACGCGGCCAAGGCCGATCGCGCGGTCAAGTTCCAAGAGCTGATGCCCCACACCAAAGGCAAGTGGGCGGCAAAGAAGCAGCTCCTGGTGTATGAGCCGTGGCAGCACTTCATTGAGTGCAACCTCTTCGGCTGGGTCCGCAAGTCCACCGGCATGCGCCGGTTCCGCGAGTCCTACGAAGAGATCCCCCGAAAGAACGGCAAGTCGCTGCGCCTTGCGGCACGAGGCCTCTACCTGTTTGCCGCCGACGGCGAGGCCGGTGCGGAGATCTACTCGGGCGCCACCAGCGAGAAGCAGGCCTTCGAGGTGTACCGGCCGGCCTGGCAGATGGTCCAGAAGATGCCCGCGCTGCGTGCGCGCTTCGGCATCGAGCAGTCGGGCAACCCGAAGAACCCCGGCTCCATGTTTGTCATGGAGGACATGTCGAAGTTCGAGCCAATGATTGGCAAGCCGGGTGACGGGTCCAGCCCGCACGCGGCGCTGGTGGACGAATACCACGAGCACGACACCGACCACATGGTCGATGCGATGCAGACTGGCATGGGCGCGCGCGAGCAGCCCTTGCTGGGGATCATCACCACCGCCGGGACCAACCTGGGCGGGCCGTGTTACGAGAAGCGGCGTGATGTGATACGAATTCTGGAAGGCGAGGTCACCGACGAAACCATCTTCGGGATGATCTTCGGCATCGACGAGGGCGACCGGTGGGACGATCCGGCGAGCCTGCGCAAGGCCAACCCCAATTACGGTGTTTCGGTCTTCGAAGAGTTCCTGTTGGCGCAGCTGGCGCAGGCCAAACGGTCTGCCAGCAAGCAAAGCGCCTTCCGCACCAAGCACCTGAACGACTGGGTGGGCGCCAAGCTCGCCTGGATGAACATGCTGGCGTGGCAGCGGCAGAAGCGGTCGTTCGACCTCGACGACTTCGACGGCTGCCGCTGCTGGGTCGGCGTCGATCTCGCATCGAAGCTGGACGTTGCCGCGGTGGTGATGCTGTTCGAGAAGGACGGCTCCTTCTACGTTGTTCCGCGCTTCTACGTGCCGGAAGCGGCGGTAGAGGAAAACGAACGCTACCAGCTGTATGTGCTGGAAGGCCTGATGGTGGCCACGCCAGGGAACATGACCGACTACGCCTTCATCGAGGAAGAGCTCAAAGAGCTGGCCGCGCGCGGGATCGACATTCAGGACATCGCCTTCGATCCGACCCAGGCTACGTACGTCATGACGCGGCTTGGCCAAGAAGGCTTGCCGGTCGTGGAGATGGCCCAGTCGGTACGCAACCTGTCCGAGCCGATGAAGGAAGTGGAGGCGCTGATCTTGTCCCATCAGCTTTGGCACGACGGCAACGCCGCGCTGACTTGGATGATGGGCAACGTAGTGGCGCGGGTAGATGCGAAGGAGCATGTGTACCCCCGTAAGGAATCGAACGACAACAAGATCGACGGCGCGGTGGCGCTGATCATGGCTATGGCCCGCGCGATGCAAGCGCAGGACACCGGTCAAATTCAACAGGGCTTCGTGGTGATGGACTGATGAGCGCACAAATTGCACGCAACCGCTTGGACGTTGCCATCGGCGTAGACCGTGCCGTCCGGGCTATGGCTCCAACCGCAAACGCGCTGACTGAGGGGGACACCGTAGCCTCATCCGATCTTCGGATGTTTGAGGTCTTCGGCAACCCCGCGACTGCATCTGGCGCTGTCGTGACCGACAAGACCGCGATGCGGGTGTCAGCCGTCTACAGTTGCGTGAGCCTGATCGCTGGCTCGATCGCACAGCTGCCGTTGCCGGTGTTCGAGCGGATGGAAGACGGTCGCCAGCGCGCCAAGCACGACTACTGGTGGATCCTGAACGAGCAATTCGGCCCGGCATGGTCCGCATCCACCGCGTGGGAGTTCCTGATCTCCCAGATGCTGTTGCGCGGAGACGGCATCGCCTACGCCACCCGCAACCGCAGCGGCACGGTAACAGGACTGATCCCTTGGCCGCGCGATCGGGTGACGATCTTGGAGCAGGAGCGATCCAGCCCTAAGGAACCACGCCGGCTGCAGTACACGTTCTACGACACCCTCGGCTACTTCACGGTGGACCAGGACGACGTGCTGCACATCCCGGGCTTCGGCTTCAACGGCGTGTCATCAATGTCGGTGATTCAGTGGGGTGCCCGCAACGGAATCGGCATCGCCATTCAAGGCGACGAACACGCTGGCAAGTTCTTCAGCGAGGGCGGCAAGCCGGAGGTGGCGATCACGGCCACCAACAAAATGACGCCGGATATGCAGGAGAGCTTCCGCGATGCCTGGGTGAAAAAGTACGGAGGTATCCAAGGGAACCGCCGCATCCCCCTGATCCTGACGGAAGGTCTGGACGTCAAGGAGCTGACCATGTCGGCCGTGGACCAGCAGTTGCTGGAATCGCGGCAGTGGCAGGTGATCGACATCGCCCGCGCCTTCGGCGTTCCGCCGCACATGATCGGTGAGACCACGAAGGCCAGCAGCTTCGGCACTGGCATCGAATCCATGGGCATCGGATTCGTGAAGTACACCCTGGGTTCCCACCTGAAGCGGGTCAAGGACGAGTTGAACCGCAAGCTGTTCAGGACCGAGCGCTTCTACGTTGAACACAACGTAGACGGCTTCATGGCCGGTGATTCCAAGGCCCAGGCGGAGTACTTCAGCAAGGCGCTCGGCGGGCCAGGCGCCCAAGGCTGGATGTACGTCAACGAGGTTCGCCGCCTGAAGAACCTGCCGCCGATCCCCGGCGGAGACACGCTGTATCTGCCCACCGAGGCGGCCAAGCCGCCCGGCAACAAGAACGATCCCGATAGGACTGATGACGATGCCGATCCCGAAGCTACTGCAGCTCGCGCGTAACAACGCGAACGCCTCCAAGCCGCTGCGCGCCGAAGCTGGCGACGGTGTGGCCACCATCTACCTGCACGGCGTGATCGGCGGGTGGTGGGGCGACATCGACGAAACCGCCTTTGTGCGTGAGCTGGCCGCACTGGATGTGGAGACGATCCATCTTCGGATCGATTCCCCTGGCGGTGACGTGTTCGCGTCGCGCTCCATGATGACCGCGATCGCCCAGCACGAAGCGAAGGTGATCGCGCATGTTGATGGCATCGCAGCCTCTGCCGCGACCGGCCTCTGCATGGCCTGCGACGAGGTGGAGATCAGCCAAGGCGCTCAGTTCATGATTCACAACGCCTGGACGATCGCGATCGGCAACAAGGCCGAGATGTCGAAGACCGGGGAGCTGCTGACCAAGATCGACGCAGGGCTCGCCGGCGACTACACCCGCCGCTCGGGTCAGAGCGCCGAGCAGGTTGTGCAGTGGATGGACGAAGAGACCTGGTTCACCGCTGATGAGGCGGTGCAGCACGGCTTCGCCGACCGCGTGGTGGAGGTGGTGGGCAAGAAGGGCGCCAGCAACAGCTGGGATCTCTCTGCCTACAACAACGCCCCGGCCGCGCTCGGGAAGCCCAAGAACACTGCGAGCGATGACGATGCCGCCATCGCCGCCCATCGAACCGGGCTTGATCGGCGCCTTGCGCTGCTCGAGCGCGCTCCTGCGTAAGCGACTCCCGCCCGCAGTTCATCCGCCGCCGCAAGGCGGTTTTTTTTCGCCCAAAGGAAACTGACACATGCCCCTTAACATTCAGGCCGAGCGGGAGCGCCGCACCGCGCTGGCACAAGAAACCCGCAACCTGCTGGACACCAGCACCGGTGACGGCAACACCTGGACCGCCGAGAACCAGGCCAAGTACGACACCAATATCGCCGAGATCGAGCGTATCGACGCTTCCATCGAGCGCCACCAGAAGGTTATGGACCTGACCGCGGACAACCACATGCGCGATGCCGGCGTGCGCGAGCACCAGGCGCCCGGCAACAACGAGCGCCCGCAGGACCGCAAGCTCTTCGACAAGTGGGCCCGCGGTGGCGACAAGGCTCTGAGCGCTGAAGACTGGACCCAAGTCAATGCCGCAATGAGCGGCAACCCGAACGTCAACCCGGAACAGGGCGGCTACACCGTCCCGACCACGCTCGCAGGGCAGATCCTCGAAGCACTGAAGGACTTCGGCGGCATGCGCCGTGTCGCGGACGTCTTCAGCACCGCCGGCGGCGAGCCGATGCAGTACCCGACCAGCGACGGCACCTCGGAAGAGGGTGAGGTCGTGGCGGAGAACCAGTCGGCGACCGACGATGACGTCGAGTTCGGCACCAAGGGCCTCGGCGTGCACAAGTACAGCTCCAAGGTCGTCACGGTGCCCTGGGAGCTGCTGCAGGACACGACCTCGGACATCGAGGGCTTCATTACCGGCCGCCTGCAGACCCGGTTGGGGCGCGTCACCAACCGTCATTACACCGTGGGCACCGGCGTCGGCCAGCCGATGGGTCTGATCACTGCCGCCAGCAACGGCAAGATCGGCGCGGCTTCCGCCGTTCCGCTCATCCTGTATGACGACCTGATCGACCTCGAGCACAGCATCGACCCGGCATACCGCGCCAACGGTAAGTGGATGTTCCACGACGACATGCTGAAGATGGTCCGCAAGGTCAAGGACGAAAGCGGCCGCCCGATCTTCGTGCCGGGCTACGAGCAGGGCAACCCGGGCGGCGCTCCGGATCGTTTGCTGAACCGGGACATCGAGATCAACCAGCACATGGCCAGCCCGGCCGCTGGCGCCAGGTCGATCGTCTTCGGTGACTTCAGCTACTACAAGATCCGCGACGTGATGGCGGTGACGCTGTTCCGCTTCAACGATTCGGCTTACATCAAGAAGGGGCAGGTGGGCTTCCTTGCCTGGATGCGGACCGGCGGCAACCTGGTCGACGTGGGTGGCGCGGTCAAGACCTTCCAGCACGGCGCCGCGGCGTAATCCAGCGCTATTAACGGCCGGGCGGTCTGCTGACCGCCTGGCCTGTACCAGGAGCAGGACCATGGCAAAACAGAAACCCCAAGCCTCGCCGGCCAGTGAAGCTGCGGTGGGTGAAGATCCAGCCGCAGTTGCGTCCGTCGCTGAAATGCCCAACGCGGGTGGCGTTGCTGCCGTCACCACGCTTGGTGGCGACTCAATCGGAGGGCCCGACGGCTTCACTGACCAAGCGGCTACCGAGAGCGCCGCCACCCGGGCGGCCGACGCAGCGACGGTCGAGGAACCCGGTCAGCAACAGGCCCACAATGAACAGGCCCCACCGGCGCAGATCCTGCCGGGCGCGAAGGTGCGCGCCTTGGTGCTGAGCGACAACGCTTTCGGGCGTTGCGGCGAGGTCCGGGAATTCGAAGCCGCACACGCTGCCGCGATCGAGGCGGGCGGCTTCATCGACACCCATCCCAATGCCGTAGCTTCCGCTGAAGGGGATTGATCCATGCTGCGTACGCGAGCCCCAGCCACTGAAGAGCCGGTGAGCTTGGCGGAAGCAAAAGCGCACCTGGCTGTGATCCATGCCGCAGACGACCTCCTGATCGGTGCCCTGATCGTGGCCGCCCGCGAGGTGGTTGAGCGCGCGACCGCCTACGCGCTGGTGGTGGCCAGCTACGAATGGAGTCCTGTAGGCGAGCGGAGCGCGCCGCTACCGATTGAACCAGGCACCGTCACAAGCGGTCCCGGTGAGTACCCGATTCTGTTCGATACCGTTCCTGGACCGGTGCCGGCGCCGCTACGCGCGGCGATGCTTCTGCTGATTGGCGAGCTGTATGCGAACCGAGAGGCAGGCATTGCGTCAGGCACGATCGAGAACCCTACGATCGACCGCCTCATGTTTCCCTATCGGAGGGTGATGCCATGAGGCGCGCCGGCAAGTATCGCCATCGGATCACGCTGCAGGACTTCACCACGGTGCGCGATCAGCTCGGCGGCGACCGGAAGGCCTGGGCAGACTGGCACAGGGACGTACCAGCGGAGGTGGTGCCGCTGTCAGGGCGCGAGTTCACCGCGGCAAGTGCCGAGCATGGTCAGGTGACGGCTCGCATGGAGATCCCGTATCTGCCGGGTGTCCTCAACACCATGCGGGTGACGTTCGACGGCCAGGTGTACGCCATTCGGGCGGTGCTGCCGGATCCCACTGCCCGCAGCCACATCAACCTCATGGTGGATGCGGGGGTGTCGGATGGCTGAGGAACTACAGCTTCATGGCCTGAAGGGGCTGTTGACTACCCTGCGCGGCTTGCCGGACGAGGTCCGCGGCAAGCCACTGCGCACCGGCATGCGCAAGGGCGGCAACATCATCCGCGATGAGGCGCGGAACCGTGTGGTGAAGCACTCCGGCTTCCTTGCCAGCGAAATCGTGGTCCGCAGGGCCAATGCGAGGAACCGACGCCGGGCAGGGGTGGGCAAGGACGGGGAGTACTTCACCGTCGGTGTCCGGGTAGGCCGAAAGGCCAAGTACTCGAACACGAAGCGAAACCAGCGCCTGCGCCGCGTCGGCAAGGTTTATGAAACCACCGGCTGGGCACACTACTGGCGGCACGTTGAGTTCGGGACCAAGAAGATGGCGGCAAAGCCATTCCTGACGCCCTCGGCGGAAGCCCGTGGTCCGCAAGCGGCCCAGGCGATCATCAATGAAACGTGGATCGCGATCACTCGCGCGCTGAAACGGCAAGGCTGGGTACTGTGATGATTCCTCCGATCCAATCGATCTTGCAGGCCAGCGGTCCTGTGCGCGCGCTGTTGGGCGACCCGATTCGCGTGTGGCCCGGGGTGGCGCCCGAGGGTGCGGCGCTGCCCTACGCGACGTGGAGCGTCGTGGGCGGGTCACCGCAGGCGCAGCTTTCCGATCCTCCGCCGTCGGATGGCTGGCGCGTTCGCCTCACCGTATGGGGCGACGGCGCGAGCCAGGCGAACGCCGCTGCTGTGTCCATCCGCGACGAGGTGGAGCGACACGGCAGTATCGAGTCCTACAACCCCACGCCCGATGACGACGACACCGGCGCCTTCGGCATTTCCTTCGACGTGCGGCTGCTGGCCATCCGGTAGCCGGCCAACTTCGCAATCCCAACCGCCGGCGCAAGCCGGTTTTTTTGTGCCCGGCGACCGGGCTTCTACAAGAGGTAAACCGCAATGGGCGTTTTGAAGTCCAAGCATTCCCAGCTGTTCATCGCGATCGGCGCGGCCGAAGTCATCAAGGTGACCCGCCTGCGCTCGGTCGGCTTCCCCGACGGCCAGGCGTCGGAGATCGATATCTCCGACTTCGACGACGACTGGGATCAGTTCGTCGCCGGCCGTAAGGCCACTGGTAGCACCACCATCGAGATCAACTACGACCCGGTCGACCACGAGAAGATCGAGGCGCTGCACGAGACCGGCGCCGTGGTGGACTTCCTGGTTGCCGCCCCGCTGAGCGAAACGGCCGGTGTCCCCAAGCCGGTCGCCGTGGCCGGAAAGATCACGCCGCCGACCACGGTGGTATCCAAGCAGTTCCAGGGCTTCGTCCAGAACTTCGCAGTGAACGTGGCCGACAACGACATCTGGAAGGGAACCATCACGATCCGCGGGACCGGCCCCGTCAAGACCAATCGTCCCAACGGCAACCCCTGACCCAGATAAACGGCGCTCTCTCTTTCGGCCCGCTTCGGCGGGCTTTCTCTTTGGCCGGGTGCGCGGGAACCCCCGCGTGTTAGCCGTGCGCGGCCTGCGTGCCCAGCCACCATTTCAGGAAACGGCCCATGAGCAAGACCAACGACACCCCGGCGACCGATACGCGCGCGACCGAACAATCCGTGCTCCAGGCATTCACCAGCCTGGGCATGTTCGCCTCCAAGGACGTGCATGCGGACACCATCACCCTGCCCAGCGGCGACAAGGCGCAGTTCCACGTGCGCGAACTGCCGGATGCGGAGTTCCGCAAGCTTTTCCAGGACGGCGATCGCGCCAAGCTGATCGCGGCGACCATCTGCGACGAGAACGGCAAGCCGGTGATGACGGACGCCCAGGCGGCACAGCTGAAGCCGCTGGTGGCCGCCGAGCTGCAGCAGGTGGCCATGAAGCACTCGGGCTTCGGCGACAAGGCCGCTGACGCCCAGGCCGAGGCGGGAAACGCCTAAGGCAGCGGGGCGAGGACTGGTTCTGGCATGTGCTGGCCGGTCATCTGCATCGCACGGTGGCCGAGCTGCGCGGGACCATGTCGCGCAAGGAGTTCCTGCGGTGGTGGGAGTTCCACAAGCGAAACCCCATCGATCCGGTGGGGCTGCACATCAAGCCGGCCGCATTCGCTGCCTTCACCTTCGCCGCGCACAGCCAAGCAGGCACGAAGCGCGGCATGCAGGACTTCATGGACGTGCTGGTGCCCCGGTCGGACGATGACGAGGCGCAGGACTGGTTCGATTCACTGGGATGACCAATGGCTGACAAGTTCGGGCGCTTCGCGGCGGTTCCCATCGGCCCGCTGCTGGCGGCGCGAGACGGCGGCCTCACACTGGCCACCACCGCCGCGGCCAATATCAGCCGCATGGCCAAGTCGGACGTGGCGCAAAGCACGGGAACGGTGGGGGTCGAGTTCGCCGTTTGGGGCGACGATCCGATGTCGGCAGTGGTCGGCATTGTCACGGCGACAGCGCCGCTCAATACCTACCCGGGGGCCACGGCTGCGGGCGTCGGATGGGAGCTGGGCACGGGGCGAGTGATGTTGAACGGCGCGGCTGTCGCCAGCGGCTTGCCGATCGCCAAGCCCGGTGACATCGCTGGGCTGCGGTTGGTCTTCGGCACACCGACCCGGATGCAGTTCTACCTGGGGGCCACGCAGGTTCATCAGCGGGATATCACACTGGCTGGCCCGTTGCACTTTGCCGCCGCGCTAGCGGCGAGCAAGGCTGGCGGTCTGTGCATGGTGGTGAACGCCGGGCAGTGGAATGCGCGGGGGCCGGCTGCGCTCGCCGGCTGGAGGGTGGCCAAGGCCTCCGGGCCCGTCACCCGCCTGTCCGACGTGGACTGGCTGACTGCACCGGGCGACCTGCCGGCCAACGCACGCTACGAGGGGCTGATCGCCGAAGGGGTGAGCCTGATCAGCGAGATCAACTTCTGGCCGTGGGGCGGCGACCCGGTCACCCAGACCAGTGCTGCTGAGTGCGTGGTTCTCGACGCCGAGGGGCTGCTCGACAGCCTGGCGCTGTCCGGCGCCTCAGGGATGCCGGTCCAGATCCGGGCAGGCAGCTCCGCCGGCATGCTGGCGGACACCTCTGCCCTGTTCCGCTTCACCGTGGACCGCATCGAGATCAACGACGACGGCAGCAAGACGGTTCACTTCCGCGATGCTCACGACGATCTGGACGAGACGATCAACCGCGGCGTCTTCATGCCCAACATCGCCGCCTTGGCATGGAAGCCGCAGCCGGTCGTGATAGGGGCGGTGGCCAGCGTGCCGGCGATGGGTGCCAATTCGGATGCGACGGCGATGTTCGTGGCCGACGGCCTGGTCTACGCCGATGCGGTGATGGACCGCGGTGACCTCATGGAGCCGGGCACGTTCTCTCTGTCGCCCGACGGGCAGCAGCTCATCATGAAGTCGCCGCCGGTCACACCGGTGGTGGCCGACCTCTCCAGCGTTGGGCCCGGCCAGCGCCCGGCCACGGTGCAGCAGGCGATGGCGGACATCATGGGCCGCCTGGGCAAAACCTCATGGTCGGGCGGCGACTGCGCCGCAGTGGATGCTGCAACCGGCTACGCAGGCGTGGGCTACTACGCCGGTAGTGCGATCACCGGGCGGGACGCCATGAACGCCATCCTCCCGAGCTACGGTGCGGCCTGCTACCAGGACGCCACCGGCGTGCTGCGCTTCACCCGGGTGGTTGCCCCCGAGACGATCTCCGGTGCTCCGGCGTTCGAGCTCACGGCCAACGACATGGCCGAGGATCTGCTCGCCGTGCCAGACGACGCACCGAACCTGACGCGCCGCATGGCCTACCGGCCGAACGCTCAGGCGTTGGCCGCTTCGGATCTGGTCACGGATGTGGTGGACGTTCCTCAGGCGCGACGCGACGAGCTGAGCGGCCTGTTCCGCGCACAGGTTTACGGAGGCGGGGTGCTGCACCAGCACTATCGCCGGGCGGACGCGGCAGATCCGGTGATCTCGCTCTTCTGGAACGCAGCCGACGCCCAGTCGGAGATCGACCGAGTGGTGGGCATGTACCGGCAGCAGCGGTTCTTCTACCAGGTGATGGTGCGCGGCGATCAGAACTTGGCGCCGCAGCCCGGGCAGATCGGCCGCCTGACGTACCCGCGGTACGGCCTGGAAGAGGGCAAGGCGGTGCTGGTACGGCGCGTTGAGCGCAACCCGGCCACGGGCGACGTGGTCCTGACGATGTGGGGTTGATCGCATGCTGATCGGATTTGGAATGCCAACCCCTCAGTCGGTGGCGCTGGTAGGTGGGACCTGGCTGACGGCAGACGGAGGCGCGGCGCTGTTCGACGGCAAGCCCGCGCGCCGGGCGCGCATCGCCCGCACCGGTGCACTGTCCGTAAATATCACCCTGGCTGAGGCTGTGGTGCCGGGCATCGTGGCCGTGCTGGGCCTCAACGTACCCGCCGGCGTCACCGTGCGGGCGGCGGGCGCCACCGGCCAGACCGTACGCCTGCCGACCGGGACCGTATGTGCATGGCTCTTCCCGACCGGCACGGCCGCAGTCAGCAGTGTGGCGGTCCAGATCGAAACCACGGTCGCCAACGTGGAGGTGGGGGAGATCGCGATCTTCCGGACGGTGGACGTTGGAATCACGGATGGATGGGCGGTGGCGCCGATCGACGCCAGCACCCACACGCGGACCAAGGGCGGGCAGGTGAACACGGTAGCCGGTGCCGTGTACCGCCGCCTGACCGCGACGCTGTCGGGCCGCGCGACGGCAGTGGTGCGCAAGGGCGGCCTGGCCGGAACGGACTGGGAGACGGTGGCAATGGCGATGGCGGGGCGCCAGCGCGCATGTGTCGTGCCGCAATACCGCGACATTCAGACCAAGGCGTTCGATCCGGTTCTGGCCGCGCGCGCTGCCATGTATGGCCACGCCACCCAGCTGCCCTCTGCCGAGAACATCAGCCGACAGTACTTCAGCGGATACCTGGAGTTTGAAGAAATTCCAGCCTGAGGCTGGCAATATCTGCCGTCAATCAAACCAAGAGGGTCGATATGGAAGCTGATCAAGAACGTGCCAGCAGCACTCTCCTGCCGGAGATGATCAAGACGGTAGGGCATCTAGCCGTCGCGGCCGGTGTTGCCGGCCTCGCCGTCGCACTGCTGGGCGTTGCCCCATGGGTATTCACCGCGTCTGTGTCGGCGCTCCTTTCGGCGCCGTTCCTGTACGGGTTTGCCGACATCGTACTCAGCCTCAGGAAGCTCTGCCAGAAGACCTGATCGCTGCAAACCAACCGTCATTCCAAGGCCCGCCATGTGCGGGCCTTTTTTATTGGTGAAACATGGCTCTCTACACCCTGACCGTTGACCTGTTGGCGGAAACTGGCAGCTTCGAGCGCGACCTGGGCAAAGCATCGCGGATCTCGGAACGCTCTGCGCGAGCAATGCGGCAAATGCAGCGCGAGATGTCCGACAGCTTCGCCCAGGCTGCGCGCGACGCGAAGCTATCGATCACCAGCATTGACCTCAGCATGGCGACGCTCGCGAAAGGGTTCGGCGCGCTCGGCGGCGGTGCGGTGCTGGGGATGTTCATCACCGAAACTGTCAACGCCCAGAATGAGCTGGCCCAGCTCAATGCTGCGCTGAAGTCGACCGGGCAGGCCGCTGGCTATAACAGCCGGCAGTTGGTTGATATGGCCGACAAGATGGCCAAGGCGACCACGCATTCGTCCGGCGAAATCGTCACTGCGCAGACCCGCCTGCTTTCCTACTCCAGCATCGTGGGTGAGAACTTCCCACGCGCGCTGCAGCTGGCGATCGATCAGTCCGTGCGTTTGGGTGAGAACATCACTCAATCGGCAGAGACAATCGGGAAGGCCCTGGAGTATCCCACAGAGGGGATCTCGGCTCTCACCAAGCAGGGTTTCCGCTTCACCGATCAGCAAAAGGCCATGCTGAAGGCCATGGTGGACACCGGCCGCTTGGCCGAGGCCCAGGCCATGGTTATGGGAGTCATGGAAGAGTCGTATGCCGGCGCCGGCCTGGCCGCGCGGGAGACCCTGGGCGGTGCGCTCGGCGCGGTCAAAAAGTCGTTCGAAGACCTGTTGGGGAGTGGCGCGGAAGGCGGCACGGTGCGTGCTGCGACGGCAGCGATAAATGGCTTTGCCGATAACCTGGGCGTGATCGCCGCTGCGGCCGTGCCAGTTGGCGCGGCGCTGGGCATCTTCTACGCGGGCGGAAAGCTAGCAGTCGGCGTGAAAGAACTCACCACGCTATGGACGGCGCACAGCATCGTGGCGAACCGAGCGGCCGTTGGCCTCACCGGAATGACCGCAGCTACTGTGCGCCTGACGACTGCTCAAACGGCTGCCGCTGTAGCGGCGAAAGGTCTGTCCGCAGCGTATGCAGCGATCGGAGGTCCAGCAGGGGTGGCCGCTATAGCCATCACTGCCATCGGATTCGGCATCTACAAAGCAGCTGAGGCGGCTGCAGAGAGTAAGGCGCGGTTCGAGGGGTTCAAGTCCTCGCTGGAAGAGATTTCCAGGGCGTCCCGAGAGCTGCGCAAGGATTTGCTGGACGGCTCATCGGTGCGGGAGGCCATGGAAGGCTTCGGCAAGATGGTGGTGCCTCTACGTGACGCACAAGCGGAACTGGAAGCCCTTCAGCAGAAGCTGCAAGGGCTCTATCGCGACCAAAGAAGCGCAACCCGGGGCGACGGTGCCGGAGCATTGGCATACGCGGGTCAGATCGAAGCGACCAGCAAGGCCATCGAGACACTGCGGGGCAAGCTCAAGCCCGCAGAGAGCGACCTCGCTGCGATGGAAAGCGTCCTTCGGCAGCGGATGGGGCCTGCGTTCGGTGAACTGAAGGGAGCGATCGAGCGCCTGCGACAAGACGGAAACTGGGAGGCGTTCTACAAGAGCATTGGCCCGGGCGCTACGGCTGCGATCGGGGATCTTGACCGCCTCGAACAGCGTTTCAAGACCTTGTCGTCGACTATCAGCAACGGGATCGTGAATCTCCCCGGGCAAATTGAGCGCATCGGAAAGAGCGCAAAAGAGATTGCCCGGCTTGATGTCCGCGATATGCTCCAGGCGGGCATGGACCAAGGAAAGTTGAAGCCTGGGACGGCGGACTGGGACTCCGCCGTCGCCCAGGGGACGACCTACATCCGTCTGCGCATCCAGCAGGAGAAGGCCGAAACGGCTTTCACCGCGTCCAAAAAGCAGGCGGCCTCTGCTGACCGCGCAGCTGCCAAGGACCAGAGGGCGACGACCGACGCTCTTGAGCGCTACCGCCAGCAGGCGGAGCTAGCGGCAGCGGAGATGAACGGCCCGCTCGAAGAGGCGATGGCCAAGCACCTGCAGAACATGACCGAGTACAACGCCGCGCTGGCCAAGGGCAACATCGCCCAGGCCGATGCCAATGTGTTGATGGCACAGAGCGCGATGGAATACGCCAAGTTGGCGGCAGAGGTTGACCGGGCTATCGCCAGTCCGGAGGCCTTGCTGGCGACCATGGACGGCGAGCTGGCCATGCTGGGGAAGATCGGCCGTGCGCGCGAACTCTACCGCCGGCAGCTGCTCAATGAGCGCGACATGCGCCAGGAGCTGCAGAAGGCGGTGGAGGCCGCCGGTGGCAAGGAAGCGCTGGCGTTGGCCAAGGGCGCGGCGAGCTATGAAGAATACGAGCGGTCGATGCTTGCCGCGGCTGATGCTTCCGCGGCGCTGTCGCTGCAGGTGGAAGAGGCCACGGCCAATGTCGAGGCGTGGGCCAACGTGGTGGTCTACGGCGTCGGCGATGCCGCGGATGCCATGGCGGACTTCGTTGCCGGCGGGCTGCGCGACTTCAACGGCCTGTGGGATGACCTGAAGGACGTGGCAAAGCAGGGACTACGCGACCTCGCGCGCCAGCTGCTGCAGCAGAAGCTGGTGATCCCGATCCAGACCCGGATCATGGAAGGCTTCAGCAACTGGGGCAGCCAGGGCGGCGGCTTCAGCATGCAGAGCATCATGGGCATGTTCGGCGGGAACGGATCCGCCGCCGGCGGCCAGAACGTCGGGACCATCGCCGGGCTGTTGTCCAAGGGGCAAGGCCTTTTCAGTGCCGGATCTGCCGCGTCGAGTGGCGCCAGCGCGGGCAGCCTCATGGGCTTCGGCAACAACGTGGCAGCACTCACCGGCGGCGGCGCCGCGGGTGGGTCCGCAGCAGCTGGCGCAGGTGCTGCCGGTTCTTCCGCCGCGGCAGCGGTGCCGATCATCGGCTGGATCATCGCCGGCATGATGAAAAACGCGGAGCTGTTCGATCAGGGATGGGACATCGCCAACGGCGAAAGCTGGGCGGGCAAGATCGCCACGGCGGGCGCTGTCGGCCTGGCAGACAAGGGGTTCCGTGGACTGGGCCTCAACGACAAGACGGCATCGATCCTGTCCGGCTCCAGCATCCACGCAAAGCTATTCGGCCGAAGCGCGCCCAAGATCACGGGGCAGGGCATCACCGGCAGCTATGGTTTCGATGGCTTTGCCGGCCAGAGCTATGCCGACGTAAAGGCCAAGGGCGGCCTGTTCCGCAGCGACAAGAAGTGGACCCAGTACACCGGCCTCGACCCCAATATTGATCGCACCTTCGACATGGCCGCGCGCCAGGTGCGCGGGGCGACGACGGACCTCGCCAAGCAGCTGGGTGTCGATTTGACGCAGCAGCTCGCCGGCGTCCGGGTGAGCCTGGGCAAGCTGACGCTATCGGCCGACTCGGCCGAGGCCAAGGCCCAGCTGGAGGCCTATCTGGGCGACATGACCGATCGCCTGTTCACCGAGGCGGTGCAGGCGGCCGGCTTCGGCAACCAGCTCGACGGCTACTACGAGTCGGCCGACGTGTTCTCCGCGCTGAGCGCATCCATCGCGCTGGCCGTCGGCAATGCCGACGAGCTGGGTCGGGCGCTCAACAGCATGGAGATCGAGAAGGTCAACAAGGCGGTGGACTACTTCCAGGACCTGGCCGGCGTTGCCGGCACGGATCTGGCCACCCAGATCGAGAAGGTCACCGGGCTGCTGGGCAACTACGCCACGCTTATGGCCGACGTGTCCACGCAGCTGCTCACCGGCAACCTGACGCAGTACCAGTCCCAAGCGCTCACGATCGAGCGCACGTACCGCCAGCAGGTGAAGGCGGCCAACGACTACGCGAAGGCGCTTGGCTTGTCTGGCGCCCGGGCGGAAGACCTGGCCAAGATCGAGGCGCTGCGGGCGACCAACATGGGCAAGCTGCAGGCCCAGATCGACGCCGACAAGAAGGCCATGAAGTACGGGTTGTCGATCAGCGACCTGTCGCCGCTGACCGATCAGGAGAAGCTGCAGGAGACGATGCGGGAGCTGGAGCGCGCGGTGTCCGGCGGCGACAGCAGCGCGGCGCAGGCGGCCGCACAGGCGGCCCTGGGCTTCGGGCGCAACCTGTTCGCCAGCGGCAAGGACTACAACAACCTGTACGGCCAAGTCACTGGGCTGATCGACAGCATGAAGGTGGGCGACCTCGACCTCGAGGACGGCACCAGCATGGGCAAGCTGGCTGACGTGATCGAGGCGCTGCCGGACAACTTCAGCCGGGCGGTGTTCGACCTGGTGGTCGATGGGAAGGGCCAGGCCGAGACGACGGCGGCCGTACAGCAGGGCAATACCCTGCTGGCCGAACAGAACCAAGTGCTCCGCGACCTTCTGCGCGTCACCACGTCCGGCGTACGCACGAGCAATAGCGCATCACTGCGCGAAGCGCTGAACTAAGGATCCCCAATGCAAGAACGGAAAATCACCCTGATCGATATCGGGGCGGGCGCGCTGCCGTCTGTCACTCCGGTGACGGCGCAGAACTCGTCATGGTTCCCGACGGTGTACGTGTCCCCAGAGACGCCGCCGGTGGACGGCGTGACGCCCGAGCCGGTGGCCGACGGCGTCCTGATCGAGTGGGACGCCGTCGATCAGGCCGGGGTGGTCTACATCATCGAGCGTGGCCCCAGCCAGAACGGGCCGTGGACGGAGATCCACCGCACCACCGAAACCCGCTACCTCTACAGCGATGGCAGCGGCCAGAAGTGGTTCTTCCGAATCACCGCGTCCGTGCGGGGGAAGCCGGGGCAGGGCACGGTGGTGGAGGCCACACCCGCGCCGACCACCGCCGAGCTGATCGCCGCCCAGCAGAAGCTGGACAAGGAAATCGTGGACCGCGCGCTGGCCGATGCCAATGAGGCTGCGAGCCGCGTTCGCGATATCGCGCTGGTGAACGCCGGGCTGGTGCAGGAGGCGCAGACCCGCGTCACCCAGATCGGCCAGACCATGGACGCGGTCGCCGCCGAGAGCCAAACCCGCGCCACGCAGCTGCTCAACGAGAAGATGGAGCGCCAGGCTGCCATCACCGCGGTCAGCGAAACGCAGCAGAACGGATTCGATTCGCTCTCCCGCGCGCTGTCCGAGGTCGCCGCCGGCAGCGGCACGCAGTTCGACAGCAAGACGATCTGGCACTTCACGACCACGGTGGAAGGGTGGGGCAGCAACGGCGGAGCGCCGGCGCTCAATGATGGCTGGCTCCGCCCGACCAACAACAGCGCATCCTACGCACAATCGCCTTCACCCCTGGGGATCGACGGCAACGCCTATCGCTTCATCAAGCTGCGTATGCGCAGGACCGGCAATCCGGTCTGGCTTGGCCTGGTCCGCTGGACGACTGAGGCTGATCAGGCTTGGAACGACGGGAAGTCGACAACGATCGCGCCGCCGGCGTTCGATGCCGCCGGCGTAGCCACCGTGGACATCAGCGATATTCCATGGTCTGGCCCGTCGCCGATACGGCAGGTGCGTATCGCGCTCACCCGTGGCCAGACCGTCAACGACTATGTCGAGTACGACTACATCGCCATCGGCCGGCCGGCCCCAGGCGCCAGCGTGGCGCTGGTTCAGGAGGAACGCCAAGCCCGAGTGACGGCGCTCGCGGCTGAAGCCAGCGAGCGCAACACGCTCGCCGTGCAGATGCGCGGCAACTACACCGGCAGCGATCTGAGTCAGGCGCAGGGTTTCGTGGGGGATGAGCGTACCGCGCGTGTGGCGGCCGACAGTTCGCAGGTTCAACGCATCACGACGATGGAAGCCCGCATGCCTGCCGGCAGCGGCGGCCTCGCCACGAGCGCATCGGTGACGACGCTGCAGGATGCGATGGTCGCTGCGGATGCAGCGAACGCGCAGTCGATTACCGCAATCAATGCATCCCTGCCCGCGCTCATGACCCAAGGGAGCAACCTGATTCTCAACGGGAGCTGGGAAAGCGGCGACGACGTGGGCTGGACCTACGGTGGGGCAAACCAGTCGATCGTGAGCGAGGGTCGGTCTGGACGATGCTGGAAAACCGTTGGTGCGCCGACAAGCCGTACCGCGCGGGCAATGGGCGACTCGCCGATGCCCGTTTTGCTTGGCAAGAAGTATCGTGTCAGCGCGTACTACCGCACAGACCCCGAATACAACGGCAGCTCCGGCAACGGCAAAGTTCGTGTCGCGAACCAAGATAACGGCCTGATTGCAAGCCTTGCTTTCGTTGCTGGCCGTGCTGAATGGACCCGCGTTGAAACCGTGGTCAACGTGACCAGCATCAGTGGCATTCGCATCGCCATCACAGCCGACAATACCGCCGGAACATTGTGGGTGGATGACGTTGCCCTTGAGGAGGTGACCGACGTACTGGCAAATGCCGATGGCCTTTCAGCACTTACGACCAGGGTCACCAGTGTCGAAGGCACGCAGTCTGCGCAGGCCACCCTGATTAACCAGGTGCAGACCGGCCTGGGCACGACCAACGGAAATGTGACCGCTGCCCAGCAGGCCGCGCAAGCTGCTGCAGACCTGGCCGGCAGCAAGGGCAAGGTGATCTATCAGAACGCTACCCCGTCGGTGGCAGATCGCCAACCTCAAAACCTGTGGATCGACACCACGGGGAACTCCAATACGCCGAAGCGTTGGAACGGCAGCGCTTGGGCTTCTGCCACAGACAAGGTGGCCACCGATGCAGCCGCGGCTGCATCGGCCGCGCAGCAGACTGCCAACGCCGCCCAGCAGCAAGCCTCCGCGACCGCCGGCGCGCTTTCGACGTTGGACACGAAGGTTACGCAGCAGGGGAACACGATCAATGCACAGGGCCAAGCGATCACCGCCGTTAACCTACGTGCAGACGGCCTGCAGGCCGGACTGAACAGCATTGGTGGTGACAATCTGTTAGGCAACAGCGGCTTTGAGCAGAATGGCGCCGGCTGGATTGCGAATAGCATCAGCCCCGGGGCGGCAACCATCGCACGCACGTTTGTCGATTCAACCCTGGCAGGAAGCACCAAGGCCGCGCGCTGGGATATTGCCAACCTGATCCCTGGTAGCTCCTACGAATACGTTAGCGGCAGCAGCATCCAAACGATGAAAGTAGAGCCGAGGAAGCAACACACCATCTCGGTCTATGTTCGGGGCAACTACTCAGCCCGTGTCTTCCTGCAGTTCCGGTGGCATGATTCCACGGGTGCCGTCATTACCTACAGCGGTACGCCAGCATCAGCCGACCGTGTGACCGAAGCGGATTGGGCGCGCCACCAATGGACCGCGGTTGCCCCTGCCAACGCAGCGACTTGCAACCTTTATATCCGCGTTTACGGCGCTAATGCGCCTGACCAATGGGTGGAATGGGACAACGCGCAGGTGCAGGTTGGTTCCATTGCAACTGGGTACGTGCCCAGTGCAATGGAGGCAGCGGCAACCTTGGCGGGGAACGTTGCGGTAGCGAACACACTCACCGGCAAGGTGACAACGCTGGAGGGCACGACGACTGTTCAGGGTCAAGCGATTACCACGGTGAGCGCAGGGCTTGCGCAGGCGAACAGGTCAGGCAGCAACATGGTGGTTGACGGCAGCTTTGAGGGCCGCGCCTCCGGCACTGCGCTGGCTGCCTGGGCGGTAGTCGGCCCAGGAGGGCGCACAGGCACCAACGCTCTGGCGGTGAGCGGTGATGGCGTGGCGCGCAGCACCGTTATTCAAACCTTCGACGTGACACCTGGCCGTACGTACTACGCGGAGGCTTGGGTCAAGCGCGTGGGTAGCGCAACGGGCGGCACCATCCAGCTGCGTGGCAACCTGTCCCTCAATGGGGCTTCGGCCACCTACCCGTACTTCCAGCAGCTCAACGTTTCGCAGTTGAACACTGAGGACTGGGTAAAGATCAGCGGCAAGCTGACCATTCCGGAAGGGAAGAACCAGCTGCACTTCCAGGAATATCACACTGGCAATCTGGTTTCTGGTCAGCAAATCCTATGGGATGACTTTGTGCTGCTGGATGTGACCGAGGCGGCAGCGGCCCAAGGCGTCGCTGACGCGGCGGCTACCGGGCTCAGCGCGCTGACCACGACCGTAACCCAGCAGGGTGGGCAGATCACTGCACTCGGACAGCAGGTCAACCAAGTCGGTGCCAGCGTTGCGGGCAAAGCTGACACTCAGGTGGTGCAGACACTCACGGCCATGGTGAAAGACACCATGAGCGGTGGCGGCAACCTGCTCTCAAATACGCTGTTCAAGGACGGGAGCCGCGGTTGGGGATGGTGGAACTCTGGTAACGGCGTTTGGAATGGACTGGGCCTGGTCGCAGGGCCGGAGTGGGCTCCGCCTGGTCTGGCTCATTTCGGTGGCTTTGCCCCGTCGAATCTCGCCCTGAACTCTCAGTTCTGGGCCGGGGACGAACAGCCTGTGCCTGTCGTGGCTGGGAAGCGCTACTGCTTCTCCGCCTACATCAACTGCCACCGGGTGGGCTTGGCTCTGCTGATTTCCTTCAGGGATGCCAACGGCAACACTGTTGGCGAGCAGTATTCCGGCCCAGCGGACGCCACGAACGTACGCCCGCCCATCACGCTGGAAAGGCTGAAGCGCTTGAGCGCGTCCATGGTTGCGCCGGCCAGCGCTGTCTATG